ATGCGCGGAGATGGTTTCCGAAGCGATGTTTTAGAAGTCCAACAAGAAACTTTGGCAGCATATACAGAAAATGAAGCAAGGTTAAATAAACAAATCAGTTTATTAGATACTCAACGCCAGATAGCTAGTGCAACAAAAATTCAGGTATTAGCACAGCAACCTGGATGGAAAGCTATTGCCAAGGAAGCTGGCGAAGCCGTAGATTTGTCTACTAAACAATATAATATTACCGCTAATAGTATTGACGCAACAAATGACTTAAATAAAAGTGACACAGACCGCAAAAATAATCTAGCAGTACAACTAGCGTATATAAAGTCACAGAACGTTGAGTTAGATCGTGACATGAAGCTAACTCAGATTGCCAGCAGTATGGAACAGTCCCTAGTAGACATTCAGAAACAAGAGCTACAGTTGGAGCTAGAAAAAGGCATAGTTACTGTTGATGCGTATAACCAACAACTATACTCGCTTGAGCAGATTCAACGCGCAAAACAACGTGATTTAAAACTGTCTGCCCTACAAAGTCAGTATAGTTTAGACATGCTTGGTTATGCCAAAGAATTTAGCGAAGCAACAACAGCACAAATACCTGATATCGTAAAAAGATACGAAGCTACCAATTCTGTATACGAAAAAGAAGTCGATAGTGTAAACAAAGTATTTACAGCTACCGAAAGACTGGCCGAACAGCAAAAAGCATTACCACAACGTCAACAAGCTTACGCAGAACTATTTACAAGTGCATTTAAATCAATGGAAGATGCAATCGTAGAATTTACCAGAACCGGTAAACTAAGCTTCAGTTCTATGATTGAAAGTTTCATTGAAGGACTATTACGCTACGAAATTCAGCAACAACAAGCAATGTTGCTGCAAAGTGTTGGCGGTGTTCGCGGATTGGCCGGAGCTGCTATAACTTTTGGTCAAACTCTATTTGATACTAATACTGCTGGTAATACTATGTTTGATGCAGGGATGAATCAGCTCGCTCCTAATGCCAAAGGTGCAGCGTATGACTACGGAATACAAGCCTTTGCCAAAGGTGGAATGTTTACCAACCAAATAGTTGATTCGCCTACACTGTTCAAGTTTGCTCGTGGCACAGGCCTAATGGGCGAAGCCGGCCCAGAAGCCATTATGCCACTTACACGTGATGGTAGTGGAAACCTGGGCGTACGCGCACAAGGCGGTAATAGCAATGTTGAAGTAGTTGTCAACAACTATTCAAACGCACAAGCCGAAACACGTGAAACAACTGATTCACGAGGTAATCGCCGTATTGAGGTTATTGTTGGTGACATGGTTGCCCAAGAAGTATCCAAGACCGGTAGCGCCACACAAAACGCATTTTCTAGTACATACGGCACACGTCCAGCGCTAGCAAGGAGATAAAATATGGCAATTCCAATATGGCCAACAGCCAATGGTTTTCCGCAAAGCCCCCAAAAGGGGTTTTCGGAAAGCATTGGTGTTAACGTAGTCAGAACCCAAACTGACATGGGTCCGGCAAAACAACGTCGTAGAAGCAAGCGTCCATCAACCATGGACGTTAGCTTTATAATGACCACAACGCAGACTCAGACACTGGAAGCTTTCATTAACGATGACCTAAAGGGAGTAAACCGATTTAAGTTTACTCATCCACGTCTTTATACCACCATTGATGTTCGCATTGTTCCACAAAGCGAAGGCGAATTTTTTAAACTGCAGTACCTGGCGCCAGGCTATTGGCAGACGTCACTTAAACTAGAAGTGTTACCATGAGCAGAATAAGCACATTAAGCGCAGCAGCCGTTCGTGCAATGTTTTCGTCAGAAACGTCAGAAACACTAATAATGCTGCTTACTATTTACGACCCTGATACTAATACTACTCCAATATTTCGTTTTGCAGACAGCTATACAGGCAGACTGGATAGCCTAACCACAGACGCAGAAATTATATATGGTGTACCAAGTCGTGGTCAAAACTACGTGTTTTTGCCAATGAACTTAAACCTGCCTGCTGAGCAAGACACAGGAGTCGGTACTTGCTCACTTACATTGCAATATGTAACACGCGAAGCAATTGAACTTATTCGCGCAGAGCTAACAAAACCTGTACGAGTAGGTATTGAACTAGTATTAAGTGGTACGCCTAACACTGTAGAAGCAAGTTTTCCTGGCTTTTATATTACCTCAGCCACATATAATGCTGATGCAATTACTTTTGATTTAACAATGATTAACTTATCGCGCGAGCCTTTTCCGTGCTATAATTTCATTCCCAGCTACTTTCCAGGACTATTCTAATGGATTACAACAAGTACATAGGGTTACCCTACAAAGACAATGGCAGAGATGCAAGTGGTGTAGACTGCTGGGGATTAGCTCGACTGTTTTACGAGCAAGAACTGAGCATTGAACTACCCAGCTATACCGAGCTGTATAGTGGAGCGCATGACCCTCAAGTTTCGCAAAGCATTGAAAACTACAAAGATGCATGGCAGGTTGCTGAGTATGGTGCACCTGGTGACTTGTGCTTGTTTAATATTTATGGTGAACCCGCACACGTGGGTGTGTACATTGGCGATCGCCGATTTCTACACGCTCGTGAAGGCCGTGACAGTGTCATAGAGTCACTGGACAGCGCGCAGTGGTCAAAGCGTTTTGTTGGGTTTTACAAGTATACCACAAAGCCCGCAACTATTCAGCTAACCGGAGCACCACATCCGCTGCAAACACAAGTCTTGTACGACTGGACTGTGGCAGGTACTACTGTACAAGACTTGGCTAATTTTGTAAAACAAAAGTACTCAGTAAGTGATCGCCTAGCCAGTAAACTAGTTATACTAGTAGAGGGTGTGCCAGTTGCACAAGATCGTTGGAACACTACTGTGTTGTTGGAAGGTCAAACTGTTACCTACAATTGTGTAGCTACAGGAGGTAACTCTACACGACTACTCCTAACTTTAGCAGTAGTTGTTGCAGCTGCCTACTTAGGGCCAATGGCGGGACAAGCCATAGCAGGAGCAGGAGCTAGTGCAGGAACTATTGCAGCCTACACAGCTGTTTCAACAATGGCCCTTAATATGGCCGGTATGGCACTGGTAAATGCTATTGCACCTGTGCGTATGCCAGGACAGAACCCAGATCCTGGCAGTGCCGCAGGACTAAACTTGTTTACTGGTGCCAGCAACCAAGCAAACCGCTTTGGCGCAATACCTGTGGTACTTGGAAAAATGCGTGCTACAGGTGTGTTAGGTGCAACTCCTTATGTGGACACACTAACTGACACAAGCTTATTAAACTTGTTGGTTGTGTGGGGGTACGGACCACTAAAAGTAGACGATATTTGTGTTGGTACTAATCCGATCAGTAACTACTACAACAAAAAAGACGACACAGACCTAGAGTTTGCACAAGATATTCCACTGCCTGTTACACTATACGGTAACGCAACAGATCCTGGCAGTGCGGCAGAAATTGCATTCAACAAGCTTTATGGTCGTGATGTTGAACAACAACAAATAAACATTCAACTTGTAAACAATGCCGAAGATGGTAATCCTTGGCAAGAGGTACTATTTGCACAAGACAATACCACTGCAGTTGATTTAGCCTTTACTTTTCCAGAAGGCATGCGTCAGCTGGTAATCAGTGGCGGAGATGCTGGTGCCATACGCGAAGCTACTGCAGCTGTGGAGATTCAGCTACGCAAGAAGAACTCCAATGGAACTTGGCCAGCTTGGGCACCTCGTCCTAGTTATGCTTTTGGCGACTATGCCGCCCAAGTACCAAATTCAGACGAGTACAGTGACACAATAAATCCAGTTTTTACAACTGTGTTTGATCCAGGCTCAGGAGACTCAGGTGGCTCTACAGCCCAACAATCACTATATCAATACCACACTTATGCACTAAGCGATAGTGGTACTGTGGTTAAGTTTAGTGGTGCAGCTACAGAAAGCCAGAATGCGGAGCCTAGTGCAAGTTTAATTGCCGAATATCGTTCTGGCAGTTACGCGGGTTTAGCTGGTAGTGATAGCGAAACAACTACATACAAACGTTTGCCCGTACTGCCACTAAATGGTTATTTAAAGCTATACACCGTGTGTGTTTTTGGCGGAACATTGATAAGTGTAGAAAACCACTTACAGGGCTACAGCGGATATAATGGTCTTGAGATTATTACAGGGCAGCTTACAGCAGGCGGAGGACTTGCGGGTGATAATGAGATTGCTCAAACAAATTCAGGCGTATCTGTGCAAATTAGCAGTGGGGCTGTGTACGCATTGAGCAGCAACCAGCCAGTTGCAGGACAATCAGTTCAAGTGTTTAATACACGTACCAATTTTGCAAACTCTGGTACAGTAACTCCAGGCAGTTATAGTGGGTGGTCTACATTTTTAAAACAGAACTCGGTTTGGGTATCTGGTTCAGAGACTACTTTTGATAAAACGGTAACCATAGTATTTCCATACACAGGATACTACCATGTTGAAGCCAGTGCAGATGACGAAGGCACTGTGTACGTAGATAACCGCCAAGTAGTGGGTATACCTAAACCAGGGTATGCTAGTACAGTCAGTAACTTAGTATATTTAGAAGCAGGTACTTATCCTGTTAGAGTTTTTGCAAAAAATAGTAATGGCGGTGCCGCTGGCGTAGCTTGCAATATTACGTTTAACGAAAACGGCGGACTTAATAATTTGCCAACACCTGATACAATTATGGTGTTTGGTACACCTGGATTCTATTACAAGCGCAAAGACGCTTTTAACTTTGTATACAAGATCAAAAACTTGTTGCCAGGAATCTACGAAGCACGAGTACGTCGTATCAATGATGATGTAACCGAACCAGAAGAATCTTTACGAAACTATAACAAAGTTGCACTATTAAGTGCTACTGCATATGCTAACGCTATTGATCCAGTTACTGGGCTACCTCAAGGTCCTATTAACAAGATTCCTAACACGAACCTAGCAAAAACAGCTATTCGTATTCAGAGTACTAGCAAGGCTAATGGAAGTATAGATGGTGTAAATGCCATAGTGCAAACCATTTGCAGTGACTGGAACCGCACAACACAGCAGTGGACACCGCGAGCCACCAGCAATCCTGCTAGTTTATTTGCGTATGTACTAACACACTCAGGCAATGCTTATCGCATTAAAACAGAAGACATTGATGCTCAAATAGATGTAGTCGCCTTACAAAAGTGGCATGAGTTCTGCGACGATAATCAGCTGGAATTTAACAGCGTAGTTACACAAACTCAAAGTGTAATGGATGTGCTACGAGATATTTGCGCAGCCGGACGAGCCAGCCCAAGTTACGTAGACGGTAAGTGGACTGTGGTAGTAGATAAACCACGCGATTATGTAACACAGCATTTTACACCACACAATAGTTGGGGTTTTGAGTCTACTAAACTACTACCAAGGCTGCCGGACGCGTTCCGCGTTACCTTTGCCAATCGCGACAAAGCGTATCAAGCAGATGAAATACTAGTATTTAATTTTGGTAAAACCTCGGCTACGGCTGAAATTTTTGAAGAGCTGAGTTTGCCTGGCGTAACCAATGCACGTCAAGCCAAACACTTGGCTCGTTGGCACCTAGCACAAACAAAGCTTCGCCCAGAAATTTATACACTTAATGTTGACTTTGAGTACTTGGTTTGTAACCGTGGGGATTTAGTGCGTGTTGCGCACGATGTACCACTATGGGGTACAGGCACAGGACGAATTGTTGAGATCAATGGTAACACACTAACACTAAGCGAACCACTAACTTTGGTTGCTGGCACACAATACCAAATTCGTATTCGTACAAATGTGGTTAGTAGTGCACCAGGAGCAACCAATAGCTTACTATACCAACTGATTCCAGTAAGCACAACTGGAACATATAACACAGTTACCACTACCTCAGCAATTTCTGGTGGTGTGGAAGTTGACAATTTATATATGTTGGGCGAAATAGCAAAAGAATCACAAGAACTTGTGGTGCTATCCATAGAACCCAGCGACAACACTAGTGCACGTTTAACATTAGCAGACTACAGTCCAGAAATTTATACACTAGACTTGAACTCGGAAGATGACCTACCAAGCCGTGATCCTAATATTACTGGCGATAGTAATCAAGCTGTGTTAAATACTATTACACAAGCACCTATTATTGTGGGAGCCAGTAGTGGTAGCGCACTAGCAGAAGAAATTGCTACAGGAACATTTCAAAATGTGTTGTTAATAAGTTTTGGTAACGTGCCTGCACTAAGTGAAGCTGCGCAAAAAATGCAAGTTCAAGTCGTACTTGGCGACAGCGACTTTAGTTCTGGAAGTTTATTTGGTACTTACCTGCTGGATAAGTCCACAGGCAGTTTAAGTTTAACAGGTCTAAAGACTCTGACTATCTACAAAATTCGTGCTCGCTATACCAACGCAAGTGGTACAATTAGTGGCCCTTGGAGTCCAATTTTCTACACAACCTCAACAGGCAAAGTGGATAACGACTACATTGTGGAATCACTGATAGTTGAGCTGGATGATGTTAATATCACAGCTGTACCTGCTACCACGTTAGATAAGCCCGCTGACTTCAAGACTTTTGAGTACAGGCTGTACAAAGACACTGGAAATGAAGATTTCTGGGAACTGGATCCAGCCACTAATGGTATACTTGTTGTGCAAACAACTGAAACAGCTAGATTTAATTTGCTGAATGTACCACAACCACGAATTTCTACTGCGGGCGTAACTTACAGGGTGGCATGCAGGGCCATGGATAACAACAACAACTATAGCGCACAAAGTGCTTTGGGTACAATAGTTATTGCAACTATTAAATGAAAGAGATAATATGACAACATCAGCTGTGCTATCACCAGGGATTAAGTCCTTGCATCTTAGCCTAGATACTCCTGTTGACCCTATTACCGGAAAGGTCCGTCGTGACCTTTCTGGTATTCGTGTTTGGTATTCTACACAAAGCGGATTTAATCCCAATAATAGTGAAGGCGTACAAGCTTTTAACGGCCTTAGCTCGGATATTACCATTAGTAACCTGCTGGAAAACACACAGTACTATATCAAATACGCTTTCGTTAGTGCTATCGACCCCAGTGTGTTTACCATTTCGCAACAGTTGTCTGCTATAACCTATGACGAAAATGTCAGCGTTTATGGAAACTTAACTAATCCCAGCAGCATAATTCCCACAAATGCTGCCGGCACTGATGGTGATTATAGTGTCGCCAGTGGCATATTCAAAGTATACAAGTATAGTACTGAAGTTACAGGTCAAGGAGTTACATATGCGCTAGAGGGCGGTACCACCGTAGGCGGCTTGGTAGTAAACCTTAACCCCACTACCGGAGCCTACACAGTAACTGGGCTAACTGATGACTATGGCTCAGTTATTCTATCAGCTACTTATGATGGCATTACCATACAAACTACATTGGTAGTAATCAAAGCTCGTGCTGGCATAGACGGTACTAATGCACAGCTGCTAACTATTAATGCTGAAGGCACAGCTTTTGTGTTCAAAGACAGTGCAGCTAGCAACAGTGATACCAGCAAACTAACACTAATTGCTAACCTTAAGAATGTAACTGGCACAGTAACCTGGACAGCGACTGCTTTTAATGTTAACAACGTCTCACTTGGGCCAATTGAGTTTACACAAACAAACAATGCAATTGATATTAGTGCGGCACAGTTTAATCCACCAGCCTATGCTAATGCCGTAGCATACGTTACAGTAACTGCTAGCCGAGTACTTTTAACAGACACTGTTACCCTATACCGCATCAACAACGGCACAGACCAAATAATTGTTGAGTTTACCAACGAATCACATACTATTCCTGCCTACTACGACAGCACCACAGTGCCAGCCAGCTATATTGGCAGCGGCACAGAAATTCGTGTAAAGCAAGGTAATCAGTACTTAACTGTTGATAATACTACACCTTATGCTGCCGGAACTTGGACAGTTACTGCCGCCAACGGGGTAGATATCACACCAGACACAACACCAGGTATTTTTAGCAGTTATATAAACTACGACACGCACAGCAACATGACTGCTGATCGTGCTTATATAGACTATACGGTAACAGGCACTAGCCTAACTGGTGCACCATTTTCAATCACACGTCGCCAAAGTTTTGCAAAGTCAGTGGCAGGCGAACCAGGTGCAACAGCTACCCTAGTCAGACTAACTACTACTGAACTGGTATTTATTAAGTTCAAAGACGGCACTTATAGTTCAAATAGCGTTACCATATACGCCAACACTCAAAATATTCCTACACCAGTATTTGTATGGGACGACGGTATTAACCCACCAGTTACCAAAGACAGTACTGTAACAGCCAATGCAAACCAGTTTGTATTTAACAGACCTGCTGAGCTGGGTGTTTACACAATCACAGTAAGTGTAACAGATAAAATCAATACCACACTGGGTACAGCTGTAGACTCTATGTCTATTGCGTTTATTGAAGAAGGCAGTGATGCCTATACGTTTATTTTCAAAGACCCTGTTGCACAATTAAGTGCAAACAGTCTTGGAATCGTCGAAGGTGGAGTTACCAGTGTTGTAAACCACATTATTGGTGCACAAGGTATTGCGCTGTTAGTGCCTGGTACAGACATTGTATATACTGTTGATAGTACTGAAAACTGTACTGCAGCACTGGGCAGCGTAACTGGAACATGGAATCAGGAATTTACAGTTAGTGGAGCGTTTTTTACAAATGCCAGCATTACATCAGCCAGCGTAACCATCAAGTGCCAAGTGCCTGGCGGCATATACTACTTGATGAAAACTTCCTATGCAAAAGTACGCAAAGGTGAAACCGGTGCTGCCGGTGCTGCCGGAGCCAGTGCGGTTTTTGCTGACTTGTTAAGTGAAGCAGATGTAGTTACAGCACTAACAGATGGTACTGGATACACATTGCCTAGTGGTAATGCACTGCAATTATACAGCGGCGGCACACTGGTTACTAGTGGTGTTACTTATGGTGGCGGTGCTACTAAGAATGGCCTAACACTTGCTATTAGTGCAACTGGTGCAATCACACTAAGTGGTGCTGCTTGGACTAGTAATCAAGAAACTTTTAACGTAACTGCAACACTTGCTGGCACAGCTTATACTGCGGTCTATTCAATTGCAAAATCAAAAGCCGGTAGCGATGCCGTGTTTGTAGACTTGTTAAGTGAAGCAGAAGTGGTTAACAGCGCAGCTGATGGTACTGGATACACCCTACCAACGGGCAATAGCATGCGCCTATTCAAAGGCGGTGTGCAAGTAACTAGTGGAGTCACCTACAGTGGCGGTGCCTCACAAAATGGCTTAACACTGGCAATTAATAGCAGCACGGGAGCAATCACATTAAGT